CAGTATGCAAAAACAATTGATGGAATAGAATACACATATTCATACACCGTTGGTGGTGACGAATTCTGTTTGACATATAACACTAGTACACAAGCAGAGTCAATGAATAGAACTAATCCTTATGTACAGTGTTCGGAGTTAATACAATGAGAATGAGACACTTAAGTTTTTTATCAGGCGCCTTGTTAGGTTTCCTGTGTGGTGTTATGACAATGAAGGTTGAGGCGTCAGACCCAAACAATGAAATCTATTGCATGGCACAGAACATTTATTTTGAGGCAGGTAATCAACCACTCGCTGGTAAGATTGCTGTATCGCAAGTAGTGTTAAACAGGGTTGAGCATTATGCTTATCCCGATACTGTTTGTGGTGTAGTATACCAAGCAAAGTTGAGAACAAATTGGAAAGGTGAAATGGTTCCTAAAATCAACGCTTGTCAATTCAGTTGGTTTTGTGATGGTAAGTCAGACGACCCAGTGGATAGTACAACTTGGTTATCCTCTATGCACATTGCAAGAGATGTGATACAATCTAAGTATGGTGACATTACAGAAGGTGCAACACATTATCATGCAACTTGGACATTACCATATTGGGCAGACTCATTGAACGAGACTGTAGTTATTAACGAACACATATTTTACAAATAATCATGAACTTATTTTACTTAGACAAAGACCCCGAAATTTCTGCAACACTACATTGTGACAAACATGTAGTAAAGATGATTATCGAGTACGCTCAGATGCTATCTACCGCACATAGAATGTTAGACGGTACTCAGTATACCGATGCATCTAGTGGTCGTAGGATTCAGAGATGGAGACTAGACAACTCAAACATGGAAGATGTGTTATACAAAGCATCACACATCAATCACCCTTCTACACGATGGGTACGTGAGAACGCAATCCAGTATCAGTATGCATATGATATGTTTACTGCACTGTGTGACGAATACACTCACAGATATAAAAAGATTCATGCAACTGATTTTAAACTTAGAGGATTACTCAATCAGTTACCAAACAAGATTACACTAGGTGGATGGTCAGAACCACCTCAGTGTATGCCAGACGATGTGAAGATGGAATCGACTCTCGATGCATACCATAAATACTATGCAGTCTACAAGAAGGAATTCGCAAAGTGGACAGAACGTGACGTACCAACCTTTATGAGTTTATAATATGCCAACATACGATTTCTTAAATACCGAAACTGGTGAAGTGACAGAACACTTCATGTCTTACACTAAGTTAGACCAGTTCAAAGAAGATAACCCTCACTTAAAACAACAAATAGCCGCCCCTAGAATTGTAGGTGGTCATGGTGACAGAGTTAAAGCGTCCGATGGGTTTAATGATGTACTTAAGAATATCGCCTCCAAAAATATCGACACTCCACTTGGGGAAAGATATCACAGAAAAGATGCTAAAGAAGTTAAGACAAGAGAAACAATAAAAAAGCATATTGACATACAGTCAAGAAAGAAGTAAAATAGGTATATATTATGATAGATTTACATGAACTAGAACTACTCGACATGAAAGCCGAATCGGTGGACGGAAAGCGACTTTACCAAACACCCGAAGGTAATAAGTATCCAAGTGTCACAACCGTAACAGGTCTTCTTAACAAAGAACATATAAAGTTGTGGAGAGCTAGAGTTGGTGAACAAGAAGCGAATAAGATTACCGCACAGGCAACAAAACGTGGTACTAAGATGCATGACATCTTTGAAAAGTATCTTAGACAAGAAGAAGAAATTATCTTTGATAACATTCTTCAAGAACAGATGTTCAATTCCGCTTTACCCTTATTAGATGAAATCCAGCCGATCGCTCTAGAAGCGCCTCTGTATTCCGATACACTTAAGATGGCAGGAAGAGTGGATTGTGTTGGTCTCTTTGAAGATAAACTTACAATCATTGATTTCAAAACATCAAGTAAGTGGAAAGAAGAATACATGGCAAAACCATGGTTTATTCAGATGACTGCTTACGCTATGATGGTTGAAGAGATGACTGGTTATGAAGTTGAGGAGATTCTTGCTATTGTTGTAGTAGAGGGTCAAACAGGTGGTGTTCAGGCATTTGGGAGTTTTCCAAATGAACACGTTGATGAATTAGTTAGTTTACGAAAACAGTACACTAACTTATACGGAGTATAAAATGAGTGAAGTGAAAGAATTTAATTTAGAAGGAGATTTCAATTGGAATAAGATAATCTCTAAAGGTGATGAGTGGGTTGAGTCCCAAGCATACGATAGTGCATATGACACACTATTGGAGTATCTTGCAATCGACAGTGAAGAAGATGTGACAGAAGAAGTCTTAGATAAGGCAGACCATCTCATAGATTACCTAACAACTGATTATGCAGAAGGTGGTCTTGGTGTTCATGACACTAGTCCAACTTACTATGCTTACTATAGTATTGTTAGAGACTGGAGAGATAACTTGGAGTGTGGATACTAAAATGCAAATTGAAATTGGAAAGGAATATGCGATATATCCTAAGTTTAAAAAATCGTATGTAGAACGTGAAGTGTTTAAGGACAATGATAGTGAAGACAGAGTTGTTGTTGAGACACTATGGAGAAGTGGTGTTTATCTTATCAAGGTAACTAACGAAGAAGACAAGGAGACCTTAGAAGCATATATGTCAGAAGATGCAACAGGTGATATGGAACCTTGTGAGTTCGAAGAGAATGAATTCGTAGAATCTTTTGATGGGTGTGGTATGGATATATACGTTCACCTTGCAGAAGGAAGTGAAGCAGACGAAGACGAAATGCAAGAACAACTTGAAGAAGAAGGGCATGATTGGTTTTGGGAAAACAATTATGATTCATGGGATGCAGAACACTTCTTTGGTTTACCATTGCAAGTAGATGAAGTAGACCCCGATAATAGATACGACTTGAGGTTCTAATGATTAGCAAGAAAAATTTTACAGAACAAGTTGAAAAATTAATTGTACGTGGAAGAGGTTGTGATGTAATGTCAGCAATCATTAAAGTGTGCGAAACAAACAGTCTTGAACCCGAAAGTGCTAAGAGACTATTATCAAATCCGCTGAAAGAAAAACTTGAAGCAGAGGCTCAAAAATTAAACTTAATCAATCGTGGCCAAGTGAGTCAGGCGAATATCACGAAATTTTATGAGGACTAGAATGAAAGAATTAATCAATGAAGTAATAACAATTGTTACTGCCACAGGTGAGTACGTTGGTAAACTGGATACACTCCAGCAAGACGACACCTCAGTTGCACTAACTAACCCTAGGATGATTATCCAAAACCAAGAAGGTCAAATGGGATTCGCTAGGGGAGTTGCTGTAACAGGTGAAGAGAACCCTAAGACAATGGTTGTGAAAGACTACATCTTTATGTGTGCAACTAACGACAAAGTCACAGAAGCATATAACGCTGCTACTGGTGAAATCCATATCCCCGAGAAAAAGATTATTACTTAATGACATCTAGGGATGGATATGATGCATATACGTTGTACCTTGGAATTAAGTTGCACTTCAATTCTAAGGATTATGACTTCATTAAATACAACGGAAAAGTACGGAGTGATATCAACTCTTTCCTAAAGCGGAAAGATAAGTTTCACTTTGGAAAACTTCACAAAATTTATAAAGATAACCTACAAGACTTCTATATCGCCAATCTATCTCAGAAAGATAGTTGGGCGGGAGACTTGTTAAACGAAGAAGCAGAACGTGTCTACGCCGATTGGAGAAAACGTCAACAGAAGTTGTCGTATATGTTTCAATCAGAAGTGTCAGATGTGTTACGTAAAAGAACAATACAAAAAGTTCTAGAAGTAAAGAACGGTCAGCATCCTTGGTTATTACGAGACTATCTAGCAAAGAATGTCTCACTCGAAACTCTTTGTATCATGGATGAGATAATCGGGTTCACTACAGATTGGGAGAGACTAATCTCTGAGAAGGTAGTGTACCCCGATGTCCATATCAAGATACGAAAGTACAAGACGTTTGTAAGTGTAGACCATAAGAAATTTAAGAAAATTCTTTTGGATGCATGTTCATAAACGCCTAAATAAAATCGTCTATTATAAAAACCCTCTTGTGTTATTACAAGTGATGACGTATAATAGATTAATACAATGCAAATACAATGTTAATACAATAGGAGAATACAATGTCAGCATCATTAGATAAACTAAGAGCAGCTATGGAAACTGCTTCACCTACAGAAGGTGCAAAAAAATCCTACACAGACGACACGATGTGGAAACCCGAACTTGATAAAACAGGTAACGGTTTTGCGGTAGTTCGTTTTCTACCCACACCCGAGGGAGAAGAGATGCCATGGGTATCATACTTTGACCACGGTTTCCAAGGCCCAGGCGGTTGGTATATTGAGAAGTCTTTGACTACACTTAATAAACAAGACCCTGTGTCAGAATACAATACTCAGTTATGGAATACTGGGATTGAAGCAAACAAAGAAACTGCTAGAAAGCAGAAGAGACGTTTACACTATGTGTCAAATGTTTATGTTGTTTCAGACCCAAAAAATCCATCTAACGAAGGTAAAGTATACAAATACAGATATGGTAAGAAAATCTTTGAACAACTCAAAGAGGCTATCTCACCAGCATTTGAAGACGAACAAGCAATCAATCCTTTCGACCTAAGAGAAGGTGCGAACTTTAAGATTAAGATTAGAAAAGTAGACGGTTACTGGAACTATGACAAATCAGAGTTTGACTCACCTGCCGCTTTGTTCGAAGATGAAGCACAGTTGAATACTATATATTCATCTGCTCATTCATTATCAGGCATAATTGCGCCAGAAGAGTTCAAGTCTTACGATGAACTCAAAGAGAAACTCGATAGAGTTCTCGGTCTAACTGGTTCAGTGAGTAATTCAACTGCAGAGTCAGTTGCGGAAGATATGGACGAAGTGCCATGGTCTAACGTTAACAAAGAGACGGTTGCAGATGAACCTGTAATCTCATCAGCGGAAATGTCTTCTAGTAGTTCAGAAGAGAATGATGCGATGGATTACTTTAAGAAGTTGGCTAACGATTAATTAGTTAGTTAACTACTTATAAATGGGAGTCTACACATCTATATCATGTGTCCATGTGAAGTGTAGACTAACTGAGACCGTAGGAATGGGGGTACTCAGTAAGGGAAAGGTAGTCGGGGTCAAAGCGGGGCTATCGGTACAGAGCGGGATGCTGTAAAGTTGATTGGGGCGACTGTACATCTTTTTAAATAACGAACGGAAAATTTATGCCAAGTGTAACACCAAGAACAGATAAACGAAAGTCTAACGAAGAACCCTTTGATAGGATGTTGAGACGTTGGAAGAAATCATGCGAACGTGCTGGTATCGTTCAAGAGGTTAGAGACAGGCAACACTTTGAAAAACCTAGTTCTATTAAGAACGAGCAAAAACAGGCAATCAAGCGTAGGAAAAAAATCAACGCAAAGAGGTCTGCTCAAAAAGGTTTTAGACTAGGGAGATAGATATGGTAGGGCCTAAAGGAGAAACAACTTACAACCTTCATAATGGTTCATGGGAAGGTGGTAAAGGTTCCCACACTAGAGGGAAGGATAAGAAATCATACGATGCTTATGCTGATGGTTGGGACGCAATTTTTGGTAAAAAGAAAGTAGAGAAGAAAGATGAAACAACTGAGGAGACCACAACGTCCAAAGACGAGGTACCACCAAGTTCTATTTGAGAAGGATTCGCCCTTCCGAGCTCAAACCATTCCTAATAAGAAAAAACGTATTCCACGTAAATCAAAATATCCTAGATTAGAACGCAACAGCGTATCCTAATTTCGCAGACGAATCATTATCATTAACAACAGGCATACTAGATATTGCATTATTAGTAACATTAGTTTGATTGTTATTCTGTTGTGTTACTGCAGTATTGATTGGCGCCTTTTCTGATTCAGTCTTTGATTCCAATTCCATTTCTCGAGCAGTCTTAACTCGGTCACCAGTCTCTTCATATTCCATATCACCAAAGAAGTCTTCTTCACCAGTCGCTACCATATTACTCTTAGCATAGTCTTTTCTTTCGTCTAGGGTACCTTGAATGTCTGTTACTTGTTGTTCAGACCTTATCTTAGTCTGTTCAATCTCTGCAGATGTCATACCTTCAAAACCAGTCTTGACACCACTTCTATCCATATAGTCTAGTTTGCCAGAATCAGCCTTATTCTGTAGGTATTCTCTTTTCGCATCACCTTCGAGAGTTTCTCCATTTACGGTAATACTACCTCTCATACCTTGAGCAACATTTCTTTCTCTTCGTCTCAACTGCATATCAGCATTGTATGCTTGGGATTCTTGGGCCTCTCTTTCATTGATGAGTTCTTGGGTATCAGTATCTTCCAATCCAGTCGCCATCGCTGATGCCGCTGGTGACATTTCACCAGTAGAGTCAACTGCTTCAGCCTGTTCATCTGAAATTGGTGCATCAGCCTCTTTTCCGAAAATCTTTTTGACCAACCAGTTCGGTAATATCTTTGCAGCAAAATCTCTTAACATCTTACCGATGTCTATGTCGAATACATTCTTAAAGAAGTCCCCGATTGCTTTAAACGGTGCCATGAGTAAATCCCATAGTCCACCAAACATACCAGTAAGACCTTCCATGACTCTATCAAAGTCACCTGTAAATAGTCCCACAACCAAATCAAACATACCAGCAAAGATATCAAAGATTGCTTGACCTATGTTCATGATGTATGATATTCCAGTGTCTATGATACCTTTAAACCATCCAACATTCTCATACATTGCCATAAACGCATTGTAGAGTATCACACCAGCTGCAAGTATAGCAACACCGATTGCAATGAACGGTAGTGCAGTCAATAACATACTACCAGCAGTCATAAGTAGACCACCAATAAATGCAAGACCAGCTACAATGAATGGTATGACAGCGGAAAGCATTCCAGCAGCAGCTGTTGCCATTGCTCTGCCTGCATTTAGTATTGCCATTCCCATTGCACTTGCACCAGCCATTAGGAATACAAGACCCGATTTGATTGATGAAGTTGCCGCCATGACCATCGACTTACCAGCAAGTATTAATGACATCCCCATTTGTTTAACGCCACCTAGTATGCCAGAAAGACCTTTACCGATTACGTTTTTTGCAGTGTCAAATCCAGCGGAAAGACTGGAGGATATAGAACTCACACCTTTTCCAATTACTTCAGCGGGCGAACTTATGAATGACTGAAGTCCTTCCAATCCACTCTTCAACCCATCACCGATACTATTAAAGAATCCTGTAGTACTCATTACCAAGTTTTGGAATAAGTCTTCTGTACCGAATACCTTACCAACAGCATCAATGTTTTTAACTACATCATCTGCAAGTCCTACAAGGTCAAACCCTGTGAGTGTTTTAAGACCATCTGAGAATTGACCAAGACGACCCGAATCCTCTGAAATTTCTTTCATTCTGTCGCCAATTAAAGTTTCTTCTACATCTTTAACTGCTTGTTGTTTATCAAGTACCTTTTGGTTCTGTTGTTTTAACTCATCTAATTTAGTGCCTTGCAATTCTAGAGTTTCTTTCTCTTTAGCAAATCTTAAATCCAAAGACTCCATAGTTCTTTTCTTAACTGATTCTGCTTTCTTATCGAGTTCATCTCTTCTTGTGTTTGCTTCACCCAAATCTTTGGCAGTTTGAGCTGCACCTGTTAGTGCAAACTCTTTAGCAAGTTTTTCAGCATCTTGTCTTGCCTTTTCGGTTTCGGCAAGAAGTGTTTGATATTGTTCTGTCTTACCAAGGATTGTTTCTGTTTGTTGTTCTTGTCTATCTTGAAGTGCTTTTTTCTTACCATTCAACATCTGTTCACGGAATGCAAGGTTCTCATTCTCTTCCGATGCTTCCATGAATTTTTTATGTGAGTTGACGTACTTCGATAAATCTACATCAGGAAAGGATTCCTCTAACTTTTTAAATTCTTCAGATGACTTATCGACAGTTCCTTCCATAACACTAGCAAGGTTAGATTGCAAACCTAAAAGTTTGTTTCCCTGTAAAGCGCCTGAGTAGGTGGACTTTTGAGTATTGATAGAATCGAGTGATATCTTTGATAGCGCTTGGTTGGTAGTTTTAAGTTTTTCAATAGAAGCACCAAACCGTTTGTTAACGCTCTTCATACCCTTATCGATATCTCTACCACCTTGCTGTAACGTCTTTTCTATGTCAGTCGTTACACTGGTGATTCTATCGTTAATCTTCTTTATGTCCTTGTCATCTGCCATTTAATTATTTTCCGAATGCTTTTCCTGCTTCTGATATTCCAAACGCACCTAACGTTACTACAACAAATGAAGTGTAGATAGTGTCAGATACTTTTAAGTCCATATCCCAAAATGCAGTAATTAAATCTGCCATTCCGAATACGACCATTAAAAAGAATGATGCAAATCCTATGATTGCTTTTTCATTGATGTCATTTTCATCTCTGAACAATGCACCAACAGAGAACCTTTCTTTTGGTTTTGCTGCTGCTGTTGCAACTTGCAATTCCTTAGATAACTTCTCCATCTCTTTGATTTTGTCCTGTGCTTCGTCTAACTTCAAGACCATCTCTGTATACTTAGCAACATCTATCTCGACATTACCTTGACTAATTTTTTTGTCGTCACTCATAATTTGTGTCCTCTATTATTATGAATCACTTACACATAACGAATATTAATTATTCTTTCGTTGTTCGTTCTTTAGCCTTTCCTCTTCTAAGTGTTGAAGTAATAGGTTGATGTATACCTCTCGTTCCCATGGTATCATCTCATCTAGTTCAGTTAATGAATACTTGTGGTGTTGCATTAACTGAAAGTTGGTGTTATAAAAATTCAACACCGACTCGTGGGAAAGGCCTATTAAAAAAAACTTTGGATGCCTTCCAGTACTCTAGTGTTCTCTTTGGAACATATTTCGCACGAGTAACTTACTTCATGTCTTAGTTTTGGTAAACTATCAAAGAACTGCCCGAGTTTGTCTAGTTGATTAAACGTCAAACTATCAAAAAACTCATCTAACTCTTTTTGAGATACATCTTCCATAGGATACACTTCATCGGCATCAAATACAGAAGTGATACATCTCTTCACAATCTCCATACTCTGTTGTGTTTCGTCCATCTTTGTCAATCCATCGATGTCTCTAACACTAGGAACTTTCAATTTAACACCCAAGTCATCTGTTAACATGACTGTGTCTTCTTCAGGCATTTCACTTGTGGGTGCAATGTCTTCCAAATTTAAATCTACTTTTGCATTTCCTCTACATCCTTCGTCTGTACAACCAAGTACTAACTTAGATGTTTCACCAACTGAAACAGAACGGACTTTAATAAACAACCATTCCATATCCATCATAGCAATATTTGGTATTTTTAATTTACCAAATGTACATGCATCAAGCATCTTAATGATTGATTGCATAACTTGTTCTTGGTCATTGCTTTCTTTTGCCATGACTAGAACTTTTTGTTCCTTTACTAGGAATGGTCTGTATTCTACTTCTTGACCATTACTAGGTAGCACTGTTTTATAAGTCGGTGCCGACTGAATCGGTAATGCCATAATTACTCCATATTATATTTTATTGAGTTCCAAAAAGGTCTCTCACATTCTTGTAACTGTTATCAATCCTCGATTTTGCAGTAGTAAGTCCTGAGACTTTATTCTGTAACCTTCCAGCAGAACTAGAAAATCTAGAACCGATTGCTAAGGCCTCTTGCAAGTTATCGATTTGACTCCTACCACTATTTAGTCCGTTCGGAGTCGTCCCTTCACCATTATAAACAGGGTGAGGAGTTTTCTGTGGATTTTTACTCTCCACATATTCTGTAGTAAAATATCTGTATGCAAATTGTACACTTACACTTAACATTTCACCTTGTGCCATATCCAATACCAGTTCATCGATTGATGTTGGATATGCATCATGCAATCTTGTTATTAGACTTGCACCTTGTTGCCCATCGGAAGCAAAGGTAGGATTATACCCATCCTTTCTAAGGTGTTTAATTTCTACTTCACCAATATAGTCTTTATAGAATGCAAAGATAGGTTGTGTGTTTGGGTCTGAACCTTCTCCTTGTTCAGGAGCTGCAGTGTCACCACCATAGATTGAGTCTAACCACAATTGCATGATTCTTCTATCTAAGAAATCAATGTCACAATAGAATGTGAATGTTGCAGTTCCACCGTCATCAATTTTACCTGTTGGAAGGAATTTAGATTTACCTTGTGTGTTCTTTTCAGTAACTTCTATTTTTCTACTTGGAATAGTTGCAGTCTTACATCTAACTGCATTGAGTGTCAACCCTTGAGGGCCAAAAAACGCAACCTCAAATTGGTTTGCCATTGCTGGAGCTTTAATTGCACCGATGATAGTGTCTATCGAGTCGTGCCTATTTCTTGGTTTATCTTCCATTATACTTCCTTAAATAAATAACAATGCCAATACAAATCCAACATTAAAACCTAGTGAGCATACTAGAATGAAATCTTTTATCATTATATTACTCTCTTGAGTGATTCAGCGTATACTGTGTTTGCATTGAATGCTGAACCTTGGTTATCTACAAATTTCTGAGATGGTAACATTGCAACCACGTCCCAGTAATCATATGGTATCTCTCTTATTTGACCTTTAATATGTGTGGTGAGATACTCTTTCACACACGGTCTTGCCCATTTTAACTTTGATATGGACTTAACCATATCGTATGTAAGTTTTAGTCTAGTGTTCTCATCATCCCCCATATCGGGGTCTACTGCTAACTGGTCAAAAACTTCTAACAACTCCAACCTCTTTCTTGGTGGGAGATAGTGTAAATTTAAACCTAAGAATCCTTTACCTCTAGGTTCTATTGGTATCACTACAGGGTATTTATCCCAATACGGCAATGTAGCATACCCCTTTGCATCATAATTAAACAACACTAGAGTACCTAAAAATGGTCGTCTTATTGGTGTTCCTTCTACTAGTAACTTATTACGATTGACCTTTATAGTTCTAAGATTGTCCTTAAACCATTCTCTAGCTTCTAAGGACTTTTCTTCAATCTCAGATGGAAGTAAGTTATCATAGTTCTTAAGAATAGATGCCATACATCTATTTATACTAAGTTAGATGGTCTTCAGTTAATATTCTAAATTTATATTTACGGTCTTTACAGTATTCGTTTGCTGCTTTGAACTTTGCTTGATTGACAAGATAAGTTGCAACCTCGTTGATGTATCTTTTGGTTTTTCTTTTGGGTTCTTTAGGAGGTTTAGTTTGTTTCTTAGGTTTAACTTCTATAATCTCATGCAACACTTCACCCCTAGTGTTACGATACTTGATATAGAAATCAGGGAAGTATCTATGAACCTTTTTATCTACTGGTGAGATGTATGGAATGATGATTTCTTCACTACCCCATTCAATAATATTGTTGTTATCATCACAATATTGCATGAATCTTCGCTCCCACAGCGAACGATAGACAATCTTTGTGGGGTCGCCTGTATATTTTTTGTAATTCTTCGGTTTAAACCGTCCGCTATATGACATAAATAGATGTAACAATAATGAAACTCTAGGTATTTATACATGGCATCACTAAACAAAATTCTATCGAAAGTCAACTCTGCTTCATCAGCATTGAAATCAGTAAAGGGTCTTAAGTCTAAAATCTCAAATACAGACTACAAAAAAACAATCGCAGACCTATCAAACTATGATGCTCTTAAAGAACTAGCAGATAAAGAAAGAGAGATATTAGAAGGAAGAAGAAGTAGACTCAATCAAGATGAGGATGCTGCTAATAAAATGAAATCCATTAAGGCTGCTAAGAGACCACCCGCTGGACAAACAAAAGAACTACAGTATCCTTTAGAGCAACTCAACAACTATCTAGAAATAAAAATTAGACCAAGAAAACAACAGAACAGTGGTGCTAATGCTAAAAACTTAATGAATGATTCAGAGACATACATTTATATGTACGTTCCTACTGGACAAGTAAGTGAAGCGAAAGTTTCATACAAAGAAGGTGAGGTTGGTGTAGCTGCAAGGGGTATTATGGATGTCATGGGAGCAGACGGTTTCGTTGATACAAGTGTGGCAATTGGTGATGCATTGAATGCTGCTATATCGTCAGGTCTAAATAAGATGGCTAATATGGCAACAGGTGATGTTGTTAACTTTGCACAGGGACAAGCAGTCAACCCGATGAAAGAACAGATGTTAGAGGGTGTTGGGTTTCGTTCATTCAGTATGGAATTTACAATGAGACCAGTATCGCAAGAAGAAGCAGATGTATGTAAAGAAATTATATACACTTTAAGAACTGCCATGTTACCCGACACTTTTGGTTCGGATGAGTCAAATCAGATTGAAAATTATTTCAACTATCCGAACATTATCGATTTAAGATGGGAAGGGCCTATTAAAAATACTATGGACGGATTCTTACCAGCAGTAATTACAGATGCATCTGTAACATATGGTGGTGGTAGTACACTAGAGACTTTTTCCGATGGCACACCACTAGAGATGAAGTTGAATTTAGCATTTACTGAGATTAAAGTTCTTACACAGGAAACGTATCAGATGATATCACCACATCCAAAAGCAGACACTAGTATAGGTGGTGGTACACAAAGTATATTGGACAATAGAGATACAACCAACGGATAACAATTATGGCATCACAATTATTTAAAAACTTTCCAACGATACAGTATAAACTTAATGATGGCAGAATTATCCACATCAAAGATTTCTTCCGTAAGGGTAAGATTGAATTACAAAAAGTTAATACACTGATTGATTATGAGTTTTATCAATTAGATGAAGGTGAAAGACCCGATATAGTTGCTTCCAAACTATACGGAGATAGTGATTTGCATTGGGTATTATTCCTAGTGAATGAGATAGATAATTACTATGATTGGTATATGGACAACACCACTTTTAATAATTATCTAGATAGAAAATATGAAGGTGTATATCTAACCGCATCATCTTCAACAGATATTGTGGGCCCACACAACACAGATGGACAGGGTAATATCACATCCGATAATAAATTCTTATTGGGTGAAATAATCACACAAGGTACAACAACAGGACACGTATTACAGGTCGACCCATCGAACAACCGACTTAGAGTTACTGCTGGAGATTGGAGTGCAGACCAAACTATAACAGGCTCTCTCAAGAGTTCTACAGTACAAGGTGTAGTGCAACCAAGAGATTCCATATCACACTACGTTAATAGTAAGGGTATAAAATCCACAACACCTCAGAGTGGATTTCAAAGTGTAAGTATATGGGAAATGGAAAATGCACTTAATGAAGATAAGAGAAAAATTAAAGTAATCAAACCGCAGTATATAAAAACTGTGGTAACCCAATACGAATCACTTTTGCAAGTTTAATATATGACAACAGATAACCGTAAGGGTGGTGAGTTTTTTATAAACTCAATAACACTCTCCAATCAATTCAAAGAATCCGTTGAGATAACCAAACTCATAACTGGATTTCGCTTGTACGAATCTATCTACAAAAAGTACACTACTGGAGAGATACACTTCATTGATGGTCTGAATTTAATTAAAAATTACAGGTTTACTGGTCAGGAGTTCATACGTGTTTCCATATCTATGAAACAGGGAACTGGAGAAAAGGCGGCTAAAGAAGATAGTATCGATAGAGACTTTCGTGTATATAAGGCATCAAATATAAACCGTGTCAATGATACTACACAGACGTATGTATTGAGACTATGTGACCCACGAATGTTTGCGTGTGAGCGTGTACGTGTAAGTAAGGCGATGCGTGGTTCGTATGATAAGATGTTACAAAACATCTTAGTAGAAGACGTTAAGATGAAACCCGAAGAGTTCGACTCATGGGAAACGACCATACCCGACAACAATCAGATGGTATGGCCCAATTGGAAAGTCTCTAAAATAATAGACTGGATAACACAAAACTCATCTATAGGAAACAAGACATCGTTTAAAAATGGTATGTTCTTTTTCCAAACACTAAATGGTAAGTATAAGTTCAAATCTATTGACACTATGATGGAACAAGAGTATCCACTATCATTTTCTTTCAGACCAAGAACAGAAAACTTGGATACTGGAGAAACCGATATCAATGCCCCAAGTGGTTTGAACACACAAATTGTAAGTTACACTAGACCACAAGCATTCGATACGCTTAGAGGTACTATCGCTGGAGCGTATGCTAGTTCCATGAAAGTGTATGACCCTGTTAGGAAAATTGAAGAGGATATTGTATTTGACTTGGAAGAAAGTTTTAAAAAGGGTAACCATGTCTCTGGCAAAAATCCAATAATATTAACAGATGGTGGTGAATCTTTTACTGAGATGACACTTACTACAGAAGATATTGTTGACAAATTTGTATCCCCCAATGTGACTGAGGTGGATGTTAATTTAGCACCCAACAAAGCATTTGACAGTGTTGTGGTCTATGATTACACTACTACACATGTATTTGACCAATAAACATCTC